AGCCATTAGTTTACTCCGTGATAGATTTTTTCTTCAAACCAACTAATTGATCTGTAGTTATTATCTACGCTTCTTCTGTTGATAGATATAGCTGGTGAACCTCCACTTCCTGTATCAGCACCAATTCTTATTTTAAATCTACTTTGCGAAGCTTGAGGAGCATAATAATAAACACAACTTTGACTTTCAATTTGATGTGCTTGAGCACTAAAGTTTCTATGAGATCCAACCATAGATACGCTATCAAAATTAGACTCGGTAGTACCACCAGTTCTAGAGTCTACCGTTCCCATATCTCCTGTAGAAAAGTTAGCATAACTAGATCCATTATCAGTTGAATACATAATCTTAACTGCTCCACCATTATTTCCTGCATTAGCTAAGTGCATGATAAGTACATGGTAAACATCAGAGCTAGTGCTAGGCATTGATCTATTCGATAACTCAAGAATTGTTGTATCTAAATTTGTCCAGTATTGAGAATAAAGTGGAGTCCAATATGAGTCATATAATCTACCAGGGAAAGACATCGTGCCTCCTGTAGCAAAATTAATTCCCATTAATCGACCTCCGTAAGATTGAATTTGTACTTTTTGCCATTTCTTTTGTTAATTAAGAATAGGTCTGAAGCCCCTTCCTGTATAGTATAGCTTCCCCATGTTCCGTCAACGTCATTTTTATGACCCTCGTTAGATAAATTAAAATCGTTTACATATAAATTAGCCCATCTTAAGGTACTTGAACCTAAATCATATTGATTATTAGTTGCTGGAGTTAAAGTATGTAAACCAGTTAGATTTGTACCTTGTATTGAATTGACAATGTTAGATGTTAAAGCCAAAGTACCTGTGGAATCTGGCAAAGTAATAGTTTTGTTTGAAGCAACAGTTGATGGTGCTTTCATAGAAACATAGTGACTTGAATCCGAATCAGCAAACCTTATTTCATTTTGTAATTGAAGAGTGATACCGTTTGCATCAAATAAAATCTGCTCAGTTCCAGAAGAACTAAATCCCATGATGTTTGCAGCCTTTCTGAATAATCCTAAATCTGTATCTGTATCAAAAGAAAAAGCTGGAGCAGCAGCATCAGAACCATCATGCCCAAGTAAAGCACCTGTCATAGTCCCACCTGTGGCAGGCAGTAATCCTAAATTAGCTGTGTCAATATTTCCTATTTCTGTAAAACCACCGTTAGTTGAATTTCGTATTTTTAAGATATTTGTGGTGGTATTTAAAAAAGGCATACCAGCTACACATTGACTTTGAGCTAGATCACTTGATTTTGAATTACTTGATTGGATCGCAGCAAAAACATTGTTGAGATCAGTTCTCACGTTTGCTCCAGAAGCATTTTCGATTGTGTAATTTGTAACGTCAGCCACAGTTAAATACTATTTTCCTCCATGTTAACCTCCTTTGCCGAAACCAACAGCACTGTAGGTAAAGTTCCTATTAATACTAGCATTACTTGAGTTTTTAAAGTGAACTGTAAATCCAGTTCCAGATATACCACTGAGTTCAAAAAAGTCTCCTGTTGCCATATTCTGTGGAGATATTATTACAGCAGGTAAAAAACTATTTTGATTACCTAAAGCTGACGTTCCAACAAAAAATGGTGCTGTGAATGTAACAGCTTTTGCTCCTGATCCAGATGCTATTACAGATGACTGTTCTGTTCTAGATAACATAGTTGCTGTATAACCTGCTTGTTGAAGATTCATATTTTGAGCCGTATCTGTTGTATCTAAAGTTATTCTGAATTGAAAACCTCTACCTTTGAACGCTCCATTGGCAAAATCATTAAAAGAGCCATAGGTAGGAGATCCACTTGGATCATCAGTTGTAGTTCTAACTGCTATCTTTGCGTTTGCATCTTGAGCTACTGCACCATCAAAGTCTGTCCATGTATCAATATTTTCAGTTCTATTATCAAATTGATCTCCTGTGTAAAAACCAACTCCTTGAAAATGTCTTTTTAAGACAAGTGAGAATGTACCACCAAGATCAAGAGTATCTACAAAATCGTATGTGCCAGTTGAATTTGCGGTTGGGTCAGTAAGTTTTAATCCTCCAAGACTAGAGTCATAAACAACATTTGATTTGCTTCCGTTGTAAGGTGTTCCGTCAGTATCTTCTCTATCTGTTTTAACTACTATAGAATCTACTATTTCAACTGTTGATAAGGTTACACTAGCTGCTGTAGCACTAAATCTTCCACCATCATCTTGAAATTTTAAAAGATATGTTCCTTGTAGTGCAGGTACTATAACTTCAGTAGCATTACCAGCTACAGCCTCAACAACATCTTGTGCAGCTTGAAATGTTGCACCACCTCCAGTTTGATTAGTATGCCTTACATAAACTCGACCACCATGTAAAACATCTACATCTGTAGATTGGCTAAATCTTAATCTGGCAAATTGTTCATTTATAGGTTCTATTGTTAAATCTTGAACGTCACCAGGTATCGCTGTTTTACCTACAGCATTAAAAGTTGCTACAGCAGGATTAGGTGATATGTCTAAAGCAGCGTTGTATGAATAAATTTGAAAAGTGTACTCGCCTACAGGTGTATCTAACAACTCAAAGTCAGAAGCAAATACTGTTTGAGAAACATAATTACCATTTTCAAATTTGTAATTTACTTGGTATTGAGTTACAGCTTCAACAGGTTTCCAATCAACAATTAGTTTACTTCGAGCCATTTTATTTATAACAACTATCTGTTCTGTAATAGTTAGGTTACTTGGAGCAGGTGCAGGTTGATTTAACAACGATATTGTTCTTGCAGCAAAAGGAGTTCCGCTTTCTATAAAGTTATACTTACCTTCTACATAAGATAAACCTGTAATTACATAGTTAACATCGTCCTGTTCTTGTACTTGAATAACTCTAAACAACTGAGTTTGTAAGCTATTACTGGATATTAAATATGGTGAGTTCACGTTTGGTGCTGATGAAAAAGCAGAACTAACTGTTATAACTGCTCCACTAATATCTGAGACTGTCCGTTGTTCTACCGTTCCATCAGATAGGATTACACTCAACGTTGGACTGTCATCAATAGCAGGTAAACTTGTACTTGATTGAGCATCAATAGTTATTGCTGTGGTTGTTGCAGATACAATTCTTCCACCTCTTCTTACCCCTGCTCTTACTGGATCGTTTATTTCAATTACTGATCCTGGTCTTACGAGCACTCCACTATCTATAGAGGTTGAAAAAGTTACTGTTTCAGATTCATTCTGTTCAGCAAAAAGAACTGCTCTACCTAAACGAGCAGCTTGACCTCTGCTAGTACAAGCAAATGCTTTTATTACTTTTTTTGTATGACCTAATTTAGATATTGCTGTTGCATCCTCTACTACTTCAAAATCTACTTCCTTTGAATCCATATTGAAGTAACTAACAGAAACAATGGAGTGTCTTTGCTTTAGGCTACTTCCTGCATAATTAAATCCTGCTGGTCCTACATTAGCTAGGTTAAATAAGTAACTTGGAGTTGTTGGTTTATCTTGGCTTATAGTTACACTTCCAGCAGACCATATAGGCATACATCTCATTACTCCTGCTAAAGAGTTAATAACATCGAAAGCTTCCTGTGAATTTTGAATATTTACATTGCAACTAAATCTAGCTTCTTGAGTTCCTGATCCAGTATTATCGTCAACCAATTCATTAGAGTATTTACTTGCAGCTACAAAACTAAATAAATCCAAATTACTTTCAGTTATATGATCTCCAAATCCATATCTTGTATTCGTAAGCAAATCAAGTAAGCACATGGCAGGGCAATTTGTATAAGTAGCTGCACCCAATACACCATTAAAAATGTATCCATCGGGATAAATTATTCTGCCTGTAGCAGCATCTACTGTTGGAGTACCAGAATTATTCGCACCTGCTCCCGGGATTCTAACTTTTATGCCACGCAAACGAAATTTTCTAGTGGGTACTCTACTAAACTGTTTACTATCTAATCTTATTGATGTGTAAGCACTATTTGGATAGTTAGATTGATTATCAATAACTTCTTGAAAACTTGTAAATTGAAAAGCATTTACTTGGTTACTATCAGTTGAATCGGCTGTTACTCTAATAACTTTAATGTCTACAGATGAACTGTAAGTACTAAGATTTATTCTGTGATCTCTTGCGTATGCGTCTGCTGATCTACCACTAACTTGATCTTCTACTTTAGTTACGAAACCTCCAGAATCATGTTGAACTTGTATTTTATAATCTACGGTATCTCCTAAAATATCTCCATCTCTAAAAAGTTGTAAAGCGGGCCAGGTAAGAGTGACGATAATAGCAGTTAAATTTGCAGTAGTCACTTGTCTGGTTACAGGAGCAGCCACCGTAACTGTTACATTTACACCTGTAGGAGTTCTTGGAGTAGTTGTGATTCCCTTAATAAACTCTTGATTAGACGTTCCAAAACGACTGTTGAACGTAATGTTTTGAAAGTTAAAATCAGTATCGTCTGGACTTGCATTATCCGCACCCTCTTGAAGTATTGGAGTATCGTCTAAAAAAATATCTTTTAAAAATGCGTTGTTGTAAGCTGTTGTTCCTTTTGTAAGTCCAGCTTTGGACGCTGTGGCTGAACCCTCTATTTCACCTTCAGATAGTAAATCTTGTACTGTTGCAAACTGTCTACTATGTAAATTATCAGGCTGGATCGTGGGTTGCTTTGCTTTATCCTGACCACCACCTCCAGCACCTTTAATAATTTTTCCTTTGTTAATCATGCTTCTACCTGGTTAGTATCTACACCTGCACTTATTACAACACTTCCTGTGAAAATTTCACCATAAACTATAGGTACTGGAGTTCCTGCTCTTGATGTATTTTGTACTCCACTGAAACTAAAAGATAATCTTGGATCTTCCTCTGAACTGAATTTTTGTGGTTTAGGTAAAGGGAATAACATTTCACTAACACCCATAAGCAACAAGCCTATACCTAAATTTCCTACTGCTGCCATAAATGGACTTGCTAATGCACCTCCTGTTGCTATAAAACCAACACCCTTAGATCCAAGTGCGAATCCTGCTCCTCCAGATGCAATAGCTAAACCTATAAAAGCAACTCCAGCTAATGTTTTGCCAAGACCTCCTGATCCAGCTATTACAGGAATAATATGAATATCCTCACTGCCTATAGGATGATGTAATTCATCTTTATCAACAGCATAACTACCAACTTTTATTTGATATTGTTTTGGATTCATATGTCTTTCAATTTCGGGAAAATTATAAATTAAAAAACTAGCTAAGTTTCTAAGACTATCAACTTTTACTTCAAATTCCTTATGACCTACAAATTTAGCAAGCTCACCGTATAGTTTTACTTTACGCAACATAACGATACCTACCTCCTGTACATTTTAATAACCATTCAGAATAAGGTTCTCTACAAGATAGTCTATCTGTTAAATGATGTAAAACATCTCCATCTAAGAAAATCGCTACATGATTTAAACCATTTCCTAAAATTGACATAAATAATAAATCACCATTTATTAATTTTTCATCAGGTCTTAATTGTCTGAATCCTGTTCTCCATGCACACCTTTCAAACATAGGATCTTTTATGAATTCCTCTGGAGTGGATGGCCTTTCCCAATCTCTAAGTTCTATGTTTCTTTCTTCTTTATACCAATCTCGAACTAAAGCCCAACAGTCTGTAATGCCCCAAACCCATTGTCTGCCTAAAAGCGGTGGTTTATAGCCACATGGTTCTAGATATGCCCATTGCTCCGTCTTTGGATTAACAATGTGCCAGGGTAAATTACTATCTTCACAACTAATTCTGTCTGCTTGACTAGGTGTAGGTGGAGTTATTGGATGACTATGAACTACGGCAACTATTTCTCCTGTATTATCAGCTTTTACATAATCTTCTGGGTCGATAATAAAACACTGATGATCTGTCATAGATAAATTTTTACATGGGTAATATCTTTCTTTACCTTTTATGTTTAATAGAAGCCCACAAGATTCTTTTGGGTCTTCACGTTGAGCATGAAGTAGTGCTTTGTATTTCCAACTCATTATGCAAACGTACCAATAGCAGGAAACTCTGCACGAGTGCATTGTCTTTTAGGACAAAGTACACCTGCGAGGTCTAAAACTGATGCAAGTTCAAATTCAACGACTTCTCTGTTTTCTGATGATTTTCTATCTATTGTGTAGATCTCTCTAGGAAACTCAACTTTAGGATCAGCAGTTGCATTTGTATTATCCGCAAAATTTACTGCATCAATATACTTTGCTAGTGTTCTTATTCTGGTTACGGTAGCTCCTGTTAAATCATTACCAGCAGTAGTTTCATTTACGGTTAAAAGTATTGCAGAAATACTTAAGCCCGTAACAGAACTTCCTACATTTCCTCCATTACTTATTGCAAGTTTTGGTCTAGGTAATTGACCTTTTTGAAACGCAAAACCTGTTGCTTGAATTGGAAATCTAAAATATTGGTTTCCATCCCATGTAATTTTATTATTAGCGTTAAGATTACTACCTGCGTGAAAACGATAAATAGTAGTAGCTCCATGCAAAGCATTATCTAATTGGAGCGTAAATAATTCAATTATTGCTGAAGGATTTATAGATTGTAAATCTGAAAATGTACTACTGAAAGAAACATATCTAACAGTATTATCGTAGACAGTTACTCCTACTGTTCCTGCCCAGGGAGGTTCGCTACTACCTGTAGTTCCTGCTTGAGTTACTTTAAAAAATAAGCCATTGTTAGCCGAAGTAGGAGCAACTATGGCATCCACGCTTAAACTAGCACCAGCAGACCAAGTAGTTGTCATGTAGCAGGTTCAAATACTTCTCTAAATGTAGCTTGAATATTAGCTCTATTGTTATATGGTATAGATTTATTCCAACCTTCACAAACAAATTGAGATGATGTACCTTCCCCAGGTAAACATCCTTCAGGAAAATTAAAGCTATCTAAATCATCTACACGAGCATCTAAAAAAGCTTCTATAGTATCTGCATCTGTTTCAGAAACTTCATAGGTAAGGCTAAACTCTTTTGGATTTTGATGGGCTGGCACTCCAAACAAAAGTCTATGTTCATAGCCATCAGCAAAACGAACAATTTTAATATTTGGTTGAGACTTTTTACGAGATCCGTAAATTGGTTTGATGTTTGGGAAAGTTGCCATTATGCTAATAATCCTCCAGGTCTCTTTTGCGTTAATATTTCTGATTGTATCGCAGCCGAAATCATACGACCAAGTTCTCTACCACCTTGCTCATCTCCTTCAACTGAAGACCCAGAAGCATCTACATTTACGACAATATTTGTTGAACCACCAAGAGCATGATTTGGTGTAATCGTACCAGAAACACCTGGTCTAAACATCTCTGGTCCACGTTCTCCTACGACATAACTTCCACCAGCTTTTACTGGTCCTCCATTTGCCCTAAATCCTGGAATCAGCCCTAGTAATCCTGAACCTTTTTGAAAAGTTCCTCCAAAATTACCAAAAATTCCTAAATTTAAAAATCCATCAATCATTTTATTTAAAACATTATTTAACAGATCACCTAATGTTGATGTTCCTCTAATTAATTCTTTAATACCGTTACCCATGTCTTGTGCAATTATTCCTGAAACTTGTCTTAAAGGATCTATCAAAGCTTTTGTATTTTCAACCACTTGTGCTTGTGTATCTCTTGCTATTCGTAATTTTTCTATTTTTTTCTCTAATTCTTTATTTACTACGTCAGTTCGTTGAGATATTTCAAGTTCTAATTCATTTTCTAAATTTATCAATTCAAACTCTTCTCTCATTAAATTTAATTTTTCGGAACTCAAAGTTAATCTATTTTGTTCTATCTCTAATGCTTGTTTTAAAGGTAATAATTCTTTCTCTTCAAAAGTTTTTCTTGCTAAATCAATATTTGGTTGAAGTGGATTAACTACTGGTGCAGAAGGTGGAGTAATAATTCCTGGCTTACCAAAATCAGGATTTAATTTCACTCCTCCAATAACTGCTTCACCTTCAGAAGCAGGAATATTACCCATAGTTTTATTTGCTCTTTTTAGTTGAGCAGTTGGATCACCACCAGGACCAAACAATACAAGACTTAAAAGTTTTTCAGCAGCATTTTTTCCTGTACCAAAATAATCTTCATATCTACCTCCTGGTCCCATAATTGCTTGTTCTGTATTTTTTCCAATATTTTTTCCAAAATTAGATAACGCATCTAAAAATGGAGTTAAATGGTTAGCTAAAAATAAAGTAATTTGAGTTCCTAATTGATTTATAGAGTTTTCAAACTCTTGCATTTTTTTAGTATTTATTGCTATATCTTCTGTTGTTAAACCAAGTTGTTCTTGTCCTTTTTTTAATAATAATTCAGCAGCCTGAGACTTTAATCCAAGCTTGTCTAATTCTAAAGCCAAGTCTCCTGTTTCTGTTCCTGCTAATCCAAACTTAGAAACAAGCTTCTCAATATTTTCTGTAGGTTTTGCAAGCGATTTTGCTAAATCATCTAAGGCACTACCAATAGTAGTACCAGCGATAGAAAGAGCAAATCCAAACTGTCCTCCAATCAAACCACCACCTAAACCACCTAATGCACCACCAATCGCTGCTGTTGGCCCTTGTCCAAATAGTAAGGGAAAGCCACCACCAATAATTCCACTACCTAGAGCATTTCCAAAACCTCCACCCAAACCTCTTGCCATCATTGCTGATTTACCTTTTGCTTTATTTGCATTTGCAGTTCTATGCTTGGCACGAGCTAGTTTTATTTCTTCTGCTAATTCATTTCGCACCAATTGTATGTTTTTATGGTTTATATCTAAACCTTTAGTTTTTAATCTTTGAACTACCTTAAAATCAGTTTGTTGTCTTACTACAGCTTGATTAAATTTTTGTTGTGCATCAATACTTTTATCAATTGCCTTAAAATACTTAGTTGTGCCGATAGCAGCAGAGTTCATTGCTCTTCTCGACAGATTCACAGTTTTTGATAAATTATCAAAATTTTTAACAACAGCAGTAGTTCCTTTTTTTGCCTCTAAATTAAATTTATTTATTTCTTTTTGAAGTAATTTTACTCCTACTCTTGTCTTTTGAAGTTCTTTTGCACCTTTTACAGCTAAAGCAATATCAACATTATAATTAGCCACTTTCTATAAAAATTAAAACATTTTCTCTATCTTACCTTCTTCTGCCTTTTATAGCACTACCTCTCTGCACTTTGTCTTGTTCTTTTTGGTATTCTTCATGTTCTAATTGTGCATAAGCAGCCCAACCTACCATTTCTTCAACTGTTAAAGTTTCACACAATTCAGCAACAGTTTTACCTAATTCTTTTGCTAATGAATAAATAAATTTCCAATCTCCTTTAGCTTTTTAACTCGGCTTTAGCCTCTTCAACCTCCTTGTCTTGACCAGAATTAATCATAGCTAATTGTATTTCTTGTAAGATGTTTGCTTCTACTTCCCTTCTAAGAGATGCTTTATCTCCATCTTGAAAAAGTCTATTACCATCTTCATCTAATGCTTTTGTAATCATTAAAGCTAATGCGTAATCGTTTACATCATCTACATTAGATTTTTTCTGTATTGATTCTCTTTCTGCAATAGTAAGTGGATGCCAATAAATAATGAGAATAACCTTTCCATCTTTTATTACCTCATGTCGATATAGCTGGCTTACACCAAAACTATTCTTTAAAAGTTCAATTGCTCTAGTCATAAATAATACAATGCTATTCTATTATACTAGGCATTAGCTGAAAATTGGCAAGATATTACACCAACAAAATGACTTCTCTCTTCAATATCTAATAAATTTGGTCCTACCATGTCCTGAACTCTAGGTTTTACTGAAAAAGTATCAGTATAATCAGAAGCATTTACAGAAGTTAATCCATCTATAACTTTTTCTGCTATTTCTATTAATGATTTTGTTCCTGCATTTTTTGGAACATGAATATTACATTGAATTACTCCAGAATAATAATCTATAGCTGCACCGTGAGGTTGAATAGTTGATTGTGAATAGTTTATATTCATCACTACATATCTTTGTTCTTGTCCAGGGGTATTAAAATTTAAATTGTCATAAACCATTGATATGGTTGGGTCTTCATCTAGAACAGCATCAGTAACAGCTTTTTCAAATGCAGCACGGGTGTTTTTTAAACTCATAAGTTAAGCTCCGAATAACCAGCCTGTGCACCTAATTTACCAAAAGCTAATTTTTCAGGTGTCTGTCTTGATTGTAAGAATATTCTACCTTTTGTTTTCTTTTCTTTCATATTGTCTCTAATTATTTTTGCCATACGACCTTGTATAAAGTTTTGAATTTTACCACTCTCTAAAGCATAAGCAGCGTATTTTGCTCTGTTTCCAATAAAAACTGGCCTATCAATATTAAATGTTCTTCTATTAGGATACCTTATTCTAACGGTTGGATTACCTGGTCTTGTGCTAACCCATCTACCATTTACTACTTTAGTACTAGATCTTTTGATGTTAGACCATGGTTTGAATTTTTTGATGTCATCTTTAGCTTTTATACCAGTTGTTTGCACTTTCCAACTGGAAGCAAAAAATCCTGTCCATACGGGGCTATGAGTTTTAGTTGATAAACTTTTATGAGTTTTATTAACAACAGTGTTAAAGTCAGCATTAATTTGTGCTGTTATATCAGCTATTGGATCACTTTTTAAAAAATCTTTTTTTCTAGCCATTAAAAACGCACCATGACAATATAAAGATAGACTTGATTGCCTTTTTTAGTGTTTATGTCATAAATCTGCGCCGTTCTTAACTGCCCATCATAAGTAAGTTTTATTTTATCTTGGAACGTAACCTGGTTGTCACCAATTAAATCTGGAGTTATGTAAACTTTAGCTCTTCTAATTTCTTGTCCTTCTTCTTCTTCAGATTGTATAAATTCAAGTGGAACTTTAATATCTGAATAAGTTGTATTTACGCTTATAAGTTCACCATTGTCTACATCATATTCTTGAACTCCTTTTTTAATAAAAGTAATCGTGTGATTAAAGGAATCACCTAAACTTGCAACAACACTTTTAGCAACATTCTTAAAAACTGAATCTAATTGACCTGCCATTATCCTCTAACTACCCTCATTTGAAAAGTACCTGCTCCACCAAGCATATAAGCCCCAAGATAACTTTGTAACCACGGGTAAACATCCATAATATTATTTACAGATCCAGTTCCTTGACTAGCTGTGTTGTATTTAACTCGAAGCTCACCTAAAGCAACTTCTTCAAAATTACCATCTTTACCAGTAGTTCCTGTAATAGCATCAGTATCATTTGCTAAAGCTCTAGCTAATTCATATTGTGCGTATTTAATATTATTCGGAATAGTAGAACAACTTAATTCAACCCTATCCACTTGATAGTTTGTTCTAGGAAACTTTAATGCTTGATTTTCGTCACATCTATCGCCTTGAAATACAAAAGTATCAATCCATCTTGTAGCAGCTATTAAAGATCTGTTTTTCTGATCGTCTGTCTTATCTGTCCAAGTAGAAGAATCTGGAACTGTTTCAAAATAACTATTAGCTTCTGTCAATGTGACATAGCTATTAGCAGTTTCACTTTTTAT